CGATCAGCTTACCGAGGAGTTCATCCCTCGAGTAAGCCGCAAGAAACGACCGCAAAAGGCCTTGCTGCATATATTGCATGCAGGCTGGCTCGATCGCGATGATTCGGGGCGTTTTCAACGTCTTAGGAACGGCGATGACCTTTACAGGCATCTCCGCACCAGGTTCGAGGACGTTCACCTGGTCCAACACATCGATGAAATGATGGTTGGGAATCAGGTACTTATCGAGTGGAAACACTCGATCTAGTCGGCTGGTCCAGGTGAGCTGGCGGTACTTACCATTACTGGTAAGCTTATCCGCCGTAGCACCAGGTCCATGTTTCGGGAGGATATTCCCATAAAAGACATCTCTGTCCATTTGGGAAAACACCCCTCGAAAAAGCAAGTCCGAAATACGCTGAAACTCACTGAGATCTTCTTCAGTAAGCAAAGCATCGGACTGCCGGACGTCCTTCTCACAATCGACAAATTCCTGCATCGCCTTGCGGATCCGCACATCACTGCACGGAATCTCCATCTTACCAAAGCCAAGTGTTAATTGGCGAATGGCATATATGGAGTCGACACAGGGATCATCGACCAACGCACCGCTAGACCGGTCGAACACACGGTTGAGGAAACCTCCTAGAAACAGGGGGAGACCTCCCCTTCCAGAAGAAAAGGAAGGGTGGATACCGGCCTGACCGAGGTCCAGCCATTTTTGGATGGCCTTTCCATAATCAGGCAGGGTTATCGTCAAAAACGATAACCCCTCATGTTCGAACCGACTCCGGACCGTTATCTTGTCCGAAGTGGCGCTAGTGCAGCAAAGGATGGCCAGATCATCGGCCATCCGGGTCCAGAGTGACATTAGGCTTTTCAAAGTCCCTCCTAACAGAGGTTAACTTTCCTTAGCCCTTGTCGCACTTTTCGTGCTACGGTAAATCCATTGATCAGGATTTACTACGACTCTAGCGAGTCGCACTCAAGCACGATAACCACAGGGACTGCTCATGCAGCCATAACTCAACCGAAACCATAGAAGAAAGCAAAGGCTTTCGACACAGGATCGGCATAGACGTAGAGAATTTGGGAAATCAGAACCACGAGAAAGAGAATAGCTTTTCGGCTAATCTCAATCGTGAAAATGAGATCTTCGTTATCTACGTCCGAGTCATGCACCAGCCGATCAGGCATGGCGTCGAAGCTCTCACGATGAATTGTGGGAACTTTAACGTTGACCCGAACAGCTGAACCCTTACGACTCACCAGCCAAGAGCTTGCTGATGAGCGCATCGGTGCTAGCGGAGAACTGGGTTTTGAATCCAGTATAAACCGCTAGCTGCTCGGCGACCGTGTATCCAACCGGAGGTACGTCAAAGACGATGTAACAAGACATCGAAACCTTGACGTTCTCGGTCGGAATGAACGGATCCGCCGTCATCTTCGAATGGTTGACCCGAAGAAGATGCCTGTAGCGCTTCCCGATATCATGGGAAGCAAGCATCTGAATCAAACCATCAGCACTTTGGTAAATCGTCTCGTCGCCTTCGGTAGAAACCTTGGGCAGCGGAGTCGTTACCGCAGAAATCGTGATGGTTTG